GAGTAATGGCTGGCAGCTTTAACCAGGAGTGCCAGGCTCATCAGGAAGTCGTCGTGCCCCTCTCCCGGGTCGACATAGAAGTTTATCGTCTGGCTGGGGCGGTACCGGCTCTTTGCCCGCTCCATCTCGAACCAGAACTCCTTAAATTCATCCGAGCCATCCCCCTGGTACATCTTCAGTCTGCCCGAGTTGACGGCCGCCAGCAGCCCGAAGCCCAGCTCCGACTTTGACGGGGTAGAAAAGGCGAAGGGCTCTACCCGGCTGCCCAGGGCGCCTTTGAGAAGCGACGCCACCGGCTGGCCGACTCCGGTAGCGTCAACGACAATCTTTTTGCATTTCCAGACATTCTTGAGAATATCGACGAGCTGTGGGTAAAGCTCGGGGTGCTTTTTCCCCGTCCACCGGTAGTGCTCCACGACCCTGAGTCCAGGGCCTTGAGCCTTGAGTCCGGGGTCAGCCCCGCCTGCGGCAGCAAGTGGGGTAAAGTCGAGCTCGCCGATGGTGACTACAGTCGAGTCCTGGCGGGGTTTTAGTGACCGCAGCACGGCGTCTTCGGCTTCCTCGGACTCACCCGCCAGGTCGATGCCGGCGACATATGTTAGTCCAGAGTCTGGAGTCCTGAGTCTTGAGTGTTCGCCCTGGAGCTGCGCCCTTTGAGACGCACTGAGGAAACCGCCGCCGCCCTTGATAGGCAGCAGCCGGTACTGGGTTAAGAAGAGCGGGTGGTCCTCACCCAGGCGGTCCCTCTCGGCCTCGACATAGGACAGGTATTCGGGGTTATATTTAGCGACCTCCTGCCAGTCGTAGCGGAAGTGCCTTTTCAAGCCGTCGGCTCTCTCCAGCTCTAGGTTCGTCTGCTTGACTTCCTCGAGCAGGGTGCTGTCGTCCCAGGTCGTCCCGTAGTGGACAGTGGTGACATTGGTGGTAGCCCCCATCGGCTTGAACTCCTTGGTGTACTTCTCCTTCGAGACGTCCTGCGACTCGTCTATCTCTAGGAGGATGTGGGCGGTGTTGCCCACGACATTGGAAGACTCGTCCGCCGAGAGGAAGATGACCCGGGCATATCCCAGCCTGATGATGTAGCCCAGCTCCGATGTCCAGATGCCGCCAAAGCCGGCGTCGTTGAGCCTGTCCTTTAATCTCATCATCGAGATAACCGTCTGCGGCTTGAAGGTCGGGGAGCACTTGACCAGGTTCTTAGGCTCCGCTATGTAGAGGGTCAACAGCAGCAGCTCGAGCTGCGAGGAGAGCTCGTTCTTGCCGGCCTGCCGCGCCATTTCCACCGAGAAGGTGAGCCCCTTCCGGTTAAAGACACTGTCCAGCACCGCCTGGGCGACCTCCTGCTGGTATGGCCTCAGCCTATTGATTGACGAGGGGTCTGCCCCGTATTCCTCACGGAGTGTGTCCCCTGTTTCCCCAGTGCCTTTATTTACCGAGGATGGTCCCGGCTCCGATTCCGAGCGGGATGGCGATGTCTCGGATGACATTACCGATTGCCTCCTTGAGTCCCTTCTTCTGCTCTTTGGTAATATGGTATCTTGTCTTGACCAGGCGGGCTAAGGCATTGGTCGCCTGCATGATGAGCTTGATGTTATCCGGGTCGCTTGCCAGGACTGACTTTAGCTTGACCCTGAGCAGGGCAATCTCGTCGTCAATTCCATCAACGCCGGCGGCCGCTTCAAGATCGAGCCGCTCTGCCTCGTCAAGGACTTTGCCGTAGAAGCTATGCTTTCTGATGTTTTGATTGCCTGTCGGGCCGTCTTTTTTTCTCTTTGCTGGCATGGGGGCTCTCTCCATTGTTCAAAGTCATGGCAGCGGCGAGGACGATGGTATGCGCCGCCAGGTCCCATCTCTGGGTTTCTATAGCTAACTTAAGTAACCGCATATCGTTTCACTCCTTCCCTATCTCCTCACTGGAAGTGTGCATTGTTGCCTTCTTCACCGCCTCGGCGATGACGAGCTGCTGGAGAACTCCGAGGGCGGACTGTATCTCGATATTCCCTGAAAAGGCAGCTTCCTGTGTCTCTGTGTTGAAGGTAAAGGCAAAGATTATTTGGGCCATAGCTTCTTCTCCTCCTCAAACTCTGTGTTCGTAAGCCTCTCGCCCCGGTGGTAATGTGCTACCAGTGCCGACGGCTCCAGCCGCTCGCCGCACTGCCAGCAGAAATTATCGTCCCTGCCTACCAGGTGGCGGCAGGCCTCGCAGACGTACTCCTCGGCGACCTCGTTTGTATACTTGCCCGTTACAGGCGAGAAACTCGCGTTCTTTATATTCTCCAGCTTGATAATCTTAGCCATCGTTGCCTTCCCCTCCTCACTGGAAGTGCGTTATGTATTAGTCCTCCAGGCCCCATTAGAGTAGATGTAGATATCCCCGGAGCCAGAACCTTTTATTTTAATGCTGCCCTCGGTACCCGCTGCCGAAGTCAGAAAGATAAAGCCTCCGTCGGTAGAGGGGTAAAAGTATTTTGCGTAGGCGCTGTGAAAGCGGCGGTTACTCGCCCCCAGCGTCCAGGAGCCGTCGTTCTCCGATACGATGGACTGCGTCTCAACATAGTCCCACATGTCCAGCCTGAGGTGCCCGCCGGTATCTACATAGAGCTGGGCGGAGTGTGCTCCCCCGGAGTCCTTGAGCGTCAGCTTCCCGCCGGTGATGGTTACGCCGGCGGTGGCATCGATGTCCACCCCGCTCTCGTTATACCAGTGCCCGTCTACCACAATATTGCTGGTGAGTTTGATGTGGCCTGAGCTTATATCTGTGGCTCTGACCCTCTGATAAGTAGTCCCGTTGGGTAAATCGTCCAGGTCCTTGCCGCTGAAGTGGTCGACATCGGGGCTGTTACAGGTATGAGAGGTGGTAACATCAGCGCCGCTCTCTACCCCACTGAGTTTAGTCTGCTCTGTAGTGAGAAACTTCTTGTAGGTGGCATCTTCTACTACTGAAGCTAGTAGGATATGCCCCGCAGATATATCGGTCAGAGCAACCCTTCCGTAGGATGAGCCATTAGCTATGTCATCTAAGTTTCCTTCACAACTCACTAATTTGACATGACCGGAAGAAAGGTCAGCCACAAGCACCTTGCCATAAGATGCTCCATTGCCGATATTATCCAAGTCTCCTACAGCCTCGGAAAGGAGAGCCTGCCCTGAACTAAGGGCGGATGCCAGAATCCTCGCATAAGTAGTCCCGTCTCCAAGGTCGTCCTGAGTGTGTCCACCCCAGGGGTCATTACAGCTATGATTACCGGTAACGTCGGCACTATCCTCTATCCCCGTGAGTTTGGTTCGTTCAGAAGCGAGGAGCTTTTTATAGGTGGCATTTTCTACTACCTCACTGAGCTTAATATGGCCGGCACTTATGTCTGTCCTGTTGACTAAGCCATACTGGCCGCTTGCGGTGTCGATATAGACCTGGTCAAGCACTACTAGGCCGTCAGCCGTTAGGGCGGCGCTCTTGACTTTGTGGTAAGTGGCGCCCTCCGGAATGTCGTCGAGGCTATTACCGGTAAGGTCGAACTTGCCCGTGGGGTCATAGCCTGCCCCATAAAAGATATTCTCATCCAGCTTTATCTGGCCGGCGTCAAGGTGAAGCGTCTTTACCCGGGCATAGGTCGTTCCATCGGGGAGGCTGTCCAGGTTATCCCCTATTTGAGAGAGGTCGATGGTGTTATCAGGGTCGAGCCAGACGAAGTCCATATTCTCGGCCTGGATGTTCTCGGCATAGAGGTCTTTAACCTTCAAGCGGGTAAAATACTCCTCGAGCTCATCGGTGCTGGAGAGTCCCAGATTTGCGAGCACCTTCCTGACATTCGTCCAGGAGCCGAAGCTGAAGGTCATCCGCCAGAGCGGGCTGTCGGCGGTGTAGCGGCGGGTAAGGGAACCCAGGGTCCCTATCCTGAAGTCGCTCTCCCGCTCATCGGTTACCTTCACATAGTCGAAGACCTCGGCGCCGGCATTCAAGGGGACGCCGGCAGCTCCTGCCTCGCTCCAGAGCTGGTGCTTTGACAGGATAGCCTCGGCGATGCTGGCCGCCTGGGCATCGCTTTCCAGCCTCATCTGCTCGTAGTCCCGTTTGGGCAGCAGCGCATAGGACTCGTTATCCTGGGCGGTGCCCGAATACCGGAGGTCGTCATCCGGCTGGCTCATGACCACGATATAATTCGGGATTACCAGGCGATGCCGGTATGCCTTGCTGAAAAAGGTGTGCCCGCTCTCAAGGCTGTATTCATAATCGTAGGTTTCGTCGGTGGTAAAGGGCTGGAAGACATGGACCTTGCCGTCGGCTTCAGCCCGTATCACGCATTTTGTGTAGTCCAGCAGCCGCCGCACCGCCGCTAGGCGGGAGCCGCCGACATATATCCGGAAGTTGTCCTTTGGCCTGAAGGTATCAATTAAACTGTCCTCGCTATCCCAGGCCACAGTATAGGCGGTGCAGTGAGAGTAGCACGCCAGGGTGGCCCCCAGAATTTCCCCGAGGAGCGTCTTGACTGTCTTAACATCGGTACTCAAGGGGATATAGCTTGCGCTGGCTTTATCCTCAGCCAGCAGGTTGGGTATTCCAACAAGAGAGAGTGTACAGTCCAGCTTACCCGGCGATGAGTTGAATTTCTGGGCTATTACCCACAAGGGGGCGCAGGCGGAGTACTCCTCGCCGGTGCCGGTCGCCGCCCCATAGCTTATGACCCCCTGATAGCCCTTGAGGTCGAGGCTGGTTAGCGCCCCGTCTGAATTGTCCAGCTTAAGCTCAGCCCGCTGGGTATACGGCTCCTCGGTGTGGTTGATGTCCAGGATGCGATCCCGGGTGTAAGTATGGGAGCTTTCCCCGTGGGTTAAGGCAATCTTAACCAGGGCATCGACAGATGCTGCCTTTTGAGCTGCATTGAGTGTCTCGGTGAGGGTTCTCACTTGTTCTCCTTTCAGTTCCCCCGTGTAATAGCTCGCTATATTACACAGGGCTCCCTTTCTGGTCGGGGATGTACTCCTTCCCCCAGAAGAAGTGGCCGAAGATAAAGCCGGTGGTGAAGACGCCCATTATTTCGAGCACCTTTATCCAGTCGAAGTGATGCCCCAGCGCCACGCCGGCGGCTACCAGGGCGATAATCCAGACGAACTCGGCCTTGTGCCACAGGTCCCGGGCGATATAGGTCCAGGGGCGGCCGCCGATGCGGGACCACAATTCCTTATAGATGTTTATCTACCTCACCCCCTTGGTCCCCCTCTCCTTCAAAGGAAAGGGGGACGTATTTTATTAAAGAGGGGCTGCGCCCCCCCTTAGACTCTCCCTGCTTCCTTAATAAAGCTGGCTTGAGCGCAGGCGGTTGCGCCTTCCCAGCCTTTTGAGCCTGTCCTTGAAGGTCTCAAGCCTGGCATTACCCCACAGGCGGTACTCCCGGGGCGTCGACTTGCCGCCGATATTGACCCGGTTGATGGCGTAGGCGGCCATCTCGATGGCGGCGTAGCCCGCCGCCCCCGCGGTAACGATGTCCTCATGCTTCGTGGGAATAGTGGAGCCTGCCGCATTGAGGACATGCACCGTCCCGTAGTAGACCTGGCAGTTGCCGCCGTTGGGGATGTCGCCGGTGATTAAGGTCACGGTGTCCCCCCAGACAGAGAAGCGCTGGTACCTGATAGGGAACTCGTCCACCGGATACTCGACCGCCTGCACCATAATGCGGTCTTCCAGGCTCGAGATATCGACCTCCCTCGAATCAGCGGTGGTGGGGAGTAAAGCCATCGCCGGCAGGGGCACCCTCTCCGACAGTTCTTTAACGGCACGGTCGATGTGCCGGGTCAGCTCGTCATCCGACCAGCGGTAAGGGGCGGTCTCGTCCTTTAAGTCCCGCCTCACCAGGGTTATCATACCGGTTAGGTTCATATCTACCTCACCCTCCTTAGTCGCTAGTCATGAGTCTGGAGTTTGGAGTTTGACTCTCGGCTCGGAACTTATATACTCACTTTTCCTCCGGGCGGCAGCTTCATTCCTCCGCCCCTGGCAGCGTGGCTCAGGAGAGCGGCGTAGCGGTCCTCACCCTCGCCGGTCTCCGCTTTAACCAGGGCAGCCAGAAGCGATACGAGCACTTCAGCCCCCGAGCCGGTATCGGCCATGACCAGGCCTTTAGAAAGCAGGGCGTCCGCCCCGCTGCCGGCTTCAGCCTTTACCAGGTTTACCAGAAGCGATATCAAGACTTCAGTCCCGCTGCCGGCTTCGCTCCCGGCCAACGCCGCTAACAGTGACAGCACGGCGTCCGTTCCGCTGCCGGCTTCAGCCCTCGCTAAATTGGCCAACAGAGATAAGGCCTCAGCTCCGCTGCCTGCTTCAGCCAGGTTAAATAGAGCCACCAGAGCCTGGGCGTCCGTGCCGGCTCCCATGTCCTGGGCGGCAGCCGCAAAGAGAAGGCCGGCAAGCTCGGCGGCAGCTCCCATATCTCCGGCCGCCAGAACCCCCAGCAGCGACAGCACTGCCTCAGCTCCACTTCCTGCCTCGCTCGACAGGGCAATAACTCTATCACGCAAAGCTTCAAGCCCGCTGCCAGTCTCAGCCAGGGTCAAGGTGACTAACAGCCCTGCCAGGCTGTCGGCTCCATTGCCTGCCTCTGCCCGAACTAAAGCCCCCAGCACTGAGAGCACTGCCTCAGCTCCCGAACCAGTCTCTGCCCTGCCCAAGGTGGCTAACAATGATGCCAGGCTATCAACTCCAGTGCCACTATCAGCCCGGCTTAAAATTCCCAGCAGCGACACCAACGCCTCGAGTCCGCTGCCTGTTTCGTCCCCGGCGAGCTCTCCCAGGAGCGATAGAAGACCGTCGGCTCCGCTGCCGGCTTCAGCCCTTGCCAGATTGGCTAATAGAGATAAAGACTCACTTCCGCTGCCGGCTTCAGCCCCGATGAGGGAAGCTGCTATTGAGAGCAAAGCCTCAACCCCGGAGCCATTATCAGCCCTTGCCAGGGTTCCCAGGAGCAACACCAGGGCCTCAAGCCCACCACCGGTATCGTTAGCAGCCAGCAAGGCGGATAGCAAAGCAGAGGCCTCTATTCCGCTTCCCGCCTCGCTTGACAGGGCCAAGTCCCTATCAAGTAAAGCCTCAGCTCCCGAGCCGGTTTCGCCCTTCAATAGTTGGGCCAGTAACACCGCGCCGGCGTCTATCCCGGAACCGCTATCAGAGCCGAGGAGCACGTTGGCATATTTAATCAGTTCAACCAGGGCATCTAACCCGGCGCCCGCTTCGGCTGATGTTAAAACAGCCAGAATAAGGCTGGTTTCAGCTCCCAGGCCGGTATCCGCTTTTATAATGCTGGCAAGCTGGCTGACCTTTGAGTCCGTGCCGGCAGCAGTATCAGCCCCGAGCAGGGCGGCTATCAAGGTAGAGGTATCTACGCCGGAGCCTGTCTCGGTATCGAGTAGTGCCGATATAATCAAGCTGGTTTCAACTAAAGCCCCAGCCTCGGCTAACATAATCGCCCTGGCAAGTAATGCTTCTACCCCGGAACCTGCCTCAGCCCCGGTCAGCGCAGCCAGGAACGATAACTTGGCATCCACCCCCGAGCCGGTATCGCTTTTTGCAAGGGTGTTCAGCAGTGAGGCCAGGCTGTCACTCCCTGAGCCTGCCTCTGCCCGGACTAAAGCCCCTACTAGCTCAACCAGCGCCTCAGCCCCGCTGCCGGTCTCAGCCAGGGTAATGGCCCTACTCAGCAAAGCCTCAACCCCTGAACTGGCCTCGGCTTTAGTCAAGGCCGCCAGCAATGCCGCCAGGGCGTCTGCCCCGGAACTGGCCTGATTTGCAGCAATGTCCCGCCCGGGCAGTGAGTCTATGCCGCCGCCACTCTCCGCCCTGGTGAGTATTGCCTGAGCCTGGGCGAGGACATCGGAGCCAGAGCCGGTATCGCTCTTTACCTGGGCAGCGGTTGGGGATGACGCTTCCGAGCCCGAGCCGGTATCTGCGGAGGTCTTGGGGGTGATGTCGGTATAATCAACCTCTACATAAACCTGGGTAACCTGCTGGTCGCTTATCATGTAAATCGTGATGCCTGCTTCCAGGGCATCTACTTCAGTCCAGGTCCAAGCACTTCCGGTGTTCGGATTGGTAGTCCAGGTATGGGAATAGGTTATGAAGGTGGAATCGTAGTGGGTCTCAGCCGGCCCATAGTAAAGCGTGCTGTGAGTAATGATAGTAGCTTTACAAAAGGCGTCTAGATTGCTTGACCGAAGACGGAAGTAAACTTTAACGGAATTGATAACCCCCGACCCACTTGAATTGGGCAGGCCGTAGGTATCTTTCTTGGTAGTCTCTGAATCAGGGTTCACGACAAAGGTGTCTAGTTCATCTGCGACTGCTTCGTCTACACATTGCCAGTTTGCAGTTTCTCCGACTGGTGTTAGCTCAGTAAAAGAACCTACAGCATTCGGCCTTAAGGTTTCAATAGCCATCAGTGCCACTTCTCCTCAAGTGCCTTCCCATCAGCTCCAGTCGCCCTGGCCTCAAAGTCTTCCATATCAGCAAAGCCAAGCTCCTTGATATTCTGCAAATCACTGTCAGCCCAGAACCTGGCCAATATCTCAGTCTTCTTTGGCTCAAAGCCAGCTTCGGTAGAGGTAAAGCCCAGTTTGTCCAAATCGCTCACCAGCTTTTCCAGCAGCGGGGTGTGGTCTTCAGATATACCTTTATACCATCCGCCAGCGTGTAGCTGGCGGTGCGCCTCACGGTAGGCGTCAACCGCCTGCATGGCACTGAGGACCCTGTCATTGTCCGGTGTTTCAGCCATTTACTGCTCCCGGGGGGCGGAGTTCCCCCCGCCCCCCTCCTTAGTCACGAGTCAGAAAGTCATGAGTCTGGAGTCTCGACTCTGGACTCAAAAGCTCCTAGCTCAATGTGATGGTCACTTCCAGCGTCCAGGTACCGGTCGTCTTCGTCCCCAGGGACTCTACCTTGCGGTTGAGGCACTTGGCGCTGGTCGATTGCTTTACTACCCACTCCTGCCAGGCGTAGTTAGCGTCAGCCGAGCCGAAGCTGGACTTGAAGGTTGCCTTCTGGGTGGTAGAGGTCGGGTAGGTAGCCTCCATCGCCTTGTAGGTCTTGTTGGTGGCCGCCTGGAGGTCGGTCTGGGTGGCAGCGGCGGCCGTAGTGGAGTCTCCTACACCAATCTGGGCATGGGTGTTATCAAAGATGTGGTCGGCTCCGGAGACCGCTCCGGTAACCAGGTCCCATATTTCGTTGATGCCGCTGTTCAAGAGGCAGTTGCCCTCTCCCTCCTTTACCTCGTAGGGGACGGTGCCCTCCAGGAATGCCGCCCTCCCCTCCGGGGTCTTGAAGGCATTAATGTCGCCATGCCTCTTTTCCAGGCGGTAGCGGCAGTGCCAGTTTGCTTGTTCTTTTCTCTCCATTTCGCCCTCCTTCCTTAGTCTTTAGTCACCAGTCTTGAGTCTAGAGTCCCCCACCCGACTCTCGACTCTGGACTCTCGGCTCGGAACCCCAGACTCTTGACTCCAGACTCCTACGCCACGCTGTCCGCCCGGCTGTTTAAGAAAAACATCACCTTGGTTGCCGAG